GTTTTCAGTAGGTCATGCCGGCCCCAATGTAACTAGGGACGGCTCGTTTTCAAAAACCGAATTGTATATCATAGACTCCCAGTCCATAAGCGATATAGAAAGCGGTAAATCAGAATTGTCTAATGGCTATACAGCGGATATAGAATGGACGCAAGGAATTTCTTCGGATGGCGAGCAGTACGATGCTATCCAGAGGAATATAAAGGGCAATCATATTGCCATTGTAGAACGTGGTCGTGCTGGACGTGATTGCAGAGTGGCCGACCAACTTCCCAACGTAGGAGCGAATTTAGCTATGGCTAAAATAACGATTGACGGAGTTGACTACGAAGTGTCTGATCAGGCGGCTCAAGCAGTTGGCAAACTGCATACTCGTCTGAACGATGCTGAGATGTCAGCTGAAGAAAAGGAAAAGGAAAAGAAAGCTAAGGAAGATGAACTGGCAGCTGCTAAGGAAAAAGAAGCAGCCACTACAGATTCTCACAAAGCCCAACTTGATGAGGCTAATTCTAAAGTCCCAACAGGTGAAGTCCTTGATAAGCTGGTAGCCGAGCGTTCTGCTTTGGTAGACAGTGTTAAGAAAGTCGTTCCTGATATTGAATGGGAAGGCAAGGACGCTGCAACGCTAATGAAAGAAGTAGTAGCAGCCAAGTGTGACAACGTGCAAATGGACTCGGTATCTGCCGACTACATTAAAGCGCGCTTTGACATTTTGGTTGAGGATGCTGACTCTGGCTCTAACCAGTTGGACGAAGCACTGTACCAAACCAACAAATCCACAACCGATGATAAAGTTACGGACCTCCGTCCCGCTTCTGTTATTGCGCGTGATAAAATGATTGAGCGCAACCGTTCAGCCTGGAAAGGAGGTGTCAAATAATGAGCGCACAACTTGCTTACAAAATTAATCAGGGTAAGGCTTACGCGGGTTTAATCTACGCTCAAGCCCCTCATGATATCGTATCTCGTGCAGTTGAAACCGAAGCAGGTATCGGCTTTGGCGTAGCTGTAACACGCGGCACAGATCCCGATACTCAGGCTATACTGGCGGGTTCTGCCAGCTTCCTCGGTATTACCATTCGCTCATTGGAGAAAGAAGGCGCGGCTAATACTGCGGCTGTCCAGTGGAATGAAACTGAGACCGCTGGCATCCTGCGAGAAGGTTATATCTGGGCAGTATGCCCCACCGGATGTGTGCCGGGCGACGCAGTTAACTATGTGGACGACACTGGTGTTCTAGACTCTGGCGCTGCTACCGCTGGTGAAACTCAATTGGACGGTGCTAATTGGGAGACAACGGCTGCCGCCGGTGAGCTTGCAGTTATTCGTCTAGAAACTTCTGCCGTTACAGCCGGCTCATAAAGGAGCAATAAAATGAAGCAACTGAAACTTCGTGACGGTTCCATTGTACAATTTGACGGCGCTCATTATGCCGTTGTACAAGGACCTAGCAAAATCACACTTGACGGCGCAATGAGTCAAGCCATTAACAACGGCATCCTGGATGCTGACGGTGCTGTATTTTTCCAGCGTCAGCTTGAGCACATTAAGTCTCGCAGCTATGACGTTCAGTACGCTGAACTTAAAGCGCGCAGCCTTTTTCCCGTGTCCAACGAAGGCGGCCCCGGTGTTACTTCAATCACCTATCGTACCTACGATCAAATCGGTGCGGCTAAAATCATCCAGGCTTACGCCGATGACCTGCCCCGTGCTGACGTAGCCGGTAAGGAAACTACCATTCCTGTTCGTTCGGTTGGTATTTCCTACGGGTATAACCTGGATGAAATCCAAGCATCACAGCTTACAGGTGCAGCCCTGGATCAACGTCGTGCTAACGCAGCAATGCGTTCCATTGAACAGAAAGTTAACGACACTGCATTTTTCGGTGACGCTACCTCTGGTCTCCCCGGCTTGTTTAGCAATCCCAACATTCCCAGCGGCTCGGTGGTTAATCCGGGTTCTGGTACTGAATGGGTTAACAAAACTCCGGACGAAATCCTGTTTGATGTTAACGATCTATTCGCCGACATCTTTGAAACTACCAAAATGGTTGAGCGCGGTAATACTCTTATGTTGCCCCCTGCTCAATGGTCGTATATTAGTTCCACGCCTCGTGCGACTAACAGCGATACTACCATCTTGATGTTTCTGGTGCAGAACAGCCCTTATCTTAATAGCGTGGATGACATTATCCCCGTTAACGAGTGTACGGCTGGTGACAATCCTGAGCTCTCTGCTGATGCAATGGTTGCTTATGATCGTAGCCCGGACAAGCTTCAACTGGAAATCCCGGTTGAGCTTGAGATGATGCCAGTGCAGCAAAAGAATCTGGAGTTTGTAATTCCAGGTCGTAACCGTTTGGCGGGTCTTAATATCTACTATCCGCTGTCTCTTGCAATCGCTACAGGAATCTAAATCATGGCCGGTCTAACTAACAATACTGAGCGTCAACTTAACCTGAAAACCATCGGTAAGAATGGAAACAGGGTTACGGTGCGAGTCGTTCCAGGTTTTAACGTGGTAGACGACAAGCATTGGGATGAGTTTGTAAGCAAAGAGGGCAAGGTTCTCGATGCTTATGTAAGTGAACTCAAGGTAAAAGGTTCTCTGGTTTTCGGCAAACAGGAAGATGATAAAGAGCTTGATGAGGAAAAGCCCACCGTGGCCAAATCCAAATCTCAAACTATGCCTAAGCCTAAAACCGAAGCTAAGAAGTAACCTTTGGGGTACCCCTTGCTATGCAGGGGGTATTCTTTATAGTCTTCCAATAGAGGGTTATAAAGAATAGCATGAACCTCTCACATTAAATAGGATATATAGAGTGGCCGACATATCTCCAAACGATAGAATGTGGAAAGTCTTGGGATCTATAGAGGTTAAACTAAGTGCCATCGAAGGAAAACTTGAAAGCCTTATACGATTGGAAGAGCGGGTAAACAATCATGACGAGGTAATAGCTCGCTACGGCGGTAGATTAGATGTGGCAGACGGTCGTATTATGAAAACTGAGCTTTGGCAGGCCGAGCACAATCCTGATTTCATATTGACTAACATTAAAATTAATCAAGAAAATATAGAAATAGTTAAACAAGATTTAGCGGGGATTAAAAAGACAGGGCATGTTAACAGCGGTAGAAGTGATATAGCAAAAGAGATATTTAAGTGGGTGTCTGTTGTGCTGGCTGGTATTGTAGTGTATATGGCAACGAGGAATCCTTGATGACTGTAACTGTAGCGGATTTTAGAAGCAGGTTCCCAGAGTTTTCAGACGACACTGAATACCTATCTTCCCGTGTGCAGTTGTTTATTGAAGACACCTCTTTAGTTTACATAGGCACAGATGAGAAGCGATGGAACGGCAAGTACAACTATGCTCAGTCTTATCTTGTGGCCCATTTATTAGCAGTAGCAGAAAGCTCAGAAGCAGGAGACAGCTCAGTCAAGTCTGGGCCAGTTAGTTCTAAGAGCGCGGGCGGTGTATCGGTAACTAGGGCAGTGGCTACTAAGGACCGGTCAGACGGTGATGACTTTTATATGGGTACGTCCTATGGACAGCGATTCCTGATGATAAGGAACACTTGTTTTGCCCCTGTACTGGTAGCCAACAGTCTATGAAGTCCAAGGTTAAAATAAAGAGCAGACCAGAGAAAGCCCTAGAGGAATTAGAGCGGATATCTAAAGAGTTGGGCAAAGGGCCGACTGGCGTTAAAGTGGGCTTGCCAAAAGGCAGCAACGATTATCCAGATGGCACCTCGGTTATCATGGTGGGGATAGTGCATGAGTTTGGTAGCCCTAAAGTGGGTATCCCTGAGCGTAGCTATTTGAGAACAACAGTGGTTGAAAAGAAAGGAGAATACAAAAGACTTTTCCGCAAATTGGCTTCGCGTATAGTTAAAGGTTCTATGGATACAAAGAAGGCGCTCGGTATCGTAGGCTTGCAAGTTCAAACAGATGTGCAGGCCAAAATAACAGATATAGAAACTCCCCCTTTGCAACGCCGAGAAGGTAACCCGCTTGTAGATACCGGCCATCTTAGACAATC